CAACATAAATTTGTTTAGATCTTAAATCAAATAAATGTATTTCTCCATTCCAATTTTTGCCTCTGTATTGAGGCATAAATTTTGCATTAGGAACTTCAAATGTAAAAGTATCTCTTAATTCATATTGAATATGTGGTTCACACTCAATTTTTAAAAATACTTCATTTGACTTTTGAATAACGACATCATACTGTTTATCCATATCCTGCCTGGAATTTTAAGAAGTCAATAGCATTCTTAATCTGATACGTTCTATTCTGTATCATTTTTAGAATACTTTCCAGATAGTTCAATATAGTCTCATAGTATTCGACTTTTAAACTTATCTGTGATAATTTATCGTCAGCGTCGAGATATTTTTGAAGAGTATCTTTATCTCTAATTTTTTTGGGAAATGGATTCTCTAGGTATACATCGGGATCCGCTTTACCTGAGAAGTATTCGTATCGTTCGTGTCTGACATTTTTGCGGGATTGCTCCGCTTTTTTCTTGAGAAGAACAACGGTATTGTACATCTCAAAGTATTTAGCGTGTAATGCTGGGACTTTAATTGACTCATCATGTAGGTTATCCATATCGATATGAGAATCTTTTACCCACATCTTCTGGATTTCTTCAAGATCAAATATCATAAAGGATCGCCTTTTGGTGATAGTATATTATAGATAGTATACTTGAAAGATACTTCCGCAGTAAAGTATTCGGTATCCTGCGAAGTGGCATCAAATTCTAAATCTGATAAATTATATGGGAACATATCCTGGAAGAGGACTTCAAACTGAACTCTTTGGTTACTATTAACGACTTGCAGTGTACCATCAGAATAAATGTTCATGGATTCGCTGTCATATCCAATAGTATTATTGCCATCAGATTGAAGATCAAAAATTTCTTTTTGGGATTCTGGGAATCCAAGACCTCTCATCCAGTTTTGAATTTGCATATAATTTTCTAGATTCTCATCCACCAAGAATCTTAAAGTAAAATCATTAAATGCAATTTTATCTCCAGGAATATCAATATTTTTTAAATAAGATGGTTGTTCAGTAACACCAAGATTCATTCCTGGGATATTTGCAGAATTTGCAAAGAATGAAACTTTTCTTGCTCTATTTAAAGTAAATCTAAATCCAATAGAAGATAAAAAATTTCTATTCTGAATTTGATTTGTATAAGCGTTTCCTATTCTGCTAAGTGCCATTTTTTTAAAGAACTCCTTCTAACTTTTTAATCAGATAATTACTGATCGCTTTATAATATGGTTTTTTAGGATGAAGGCTATATTCATTGACTACACCATTTTCTTGACAATAGATAAAATCGTCCATCGGCATTAATAATTTAGTTTTAGTTATTTTTTTATGTTCTCTTGCAATAACTGAAACTAATGATCTATTTCTAACATCGAGATCAAAAAAGTTTTTGGGGCGAATTCTGTAATCATATGATGATAATGTATCATACCAATAGTTTTTAATTCCCAAGAGTTGGAAGAATTGGTTCCAATGCATAATATTAGTTTCAAGTTCATGCAATCTTGCAGTTTCATTATATGAATATTTTTTAATTGCATACGCAAAAATATCTTGTTCATTTCCAAATCTGATCAAATCCTCCTCAACATTATTAAGAAGTACTTTTGCATAATGTTGTTCTGCATTTAACCAAACATCATACCTATTTAATGATGTAGTTCCCCAAAGAACAATTACTTGTTGATTACTCTGAACTATTTTTTGAAATGTTTTAGATAAAAAAAATCTTTTTGCTAATCTAAATTGTCTATCATTACCACTACCATACTCTGCCAAATTAGTATGAGTAAATCCAAAATGATCTACTAGATTTTTTCTCCAACCGTTCTTGTAACAAATCTCTGGATCATGTTGTATTGATTCGTATTTTTCTGCAGTCATGCCTTCAGTATATCCAGAACCTTCTCCAAAGGCCCAACTACACCCTAAGGTAATTATATGAGGTTTCATAGTATATAATTAGTTATCTATATTTAGACAAAAAAAGAGACCCTTGCGGGTCTCTCGAACAGATTGTGAATCCGATGGATCACATAAGGTTCTTGATTTGAACTCTTCTGTAGTAACGGTTCTGGTTGACCTTGAGGCGTCCCAGTCCTTGCTCGGTTCCTTCTGCGAAGGGGTTTGCAACAAGACCATAACGGGTCTTGAATCCGATTTTGGGTTGGAAGGTATTCTCGCCAACTGCACGAACCATCTGAAGAGGTACGTATGGGCAGTAGAAGAGACCTGCGTCATAAGGTGAGCTACCCTTGTAACCAACAACGTAGTACTGCTGAGCAGCAACGTTAGCGGCATAAGGATCGATGTAGACTCTATACTTACCAAGCAGAACACCAGCGAAGGTGTTACCAGTGTCATCAACGTTAAGATTAGCGTTGAGTGCTGGGGTGTAGTCAAGTACGCCAGCCATAGACAATGCCGAAGCAACGTCAGCGGAGCACATAACTACGTTGCCCTTTCCTCTACGAGTTCTTTGTGCGATTGCGTTAGCATCGCGCTCGATTTGGAAGAGAAGACCTTTGAACTTCTCAACAGACCAACGTCCGTTAGAGTCGATATCGAGGTCAAATACACCAGCGGTAGCAGTGTTAGCAGCAGCGCCTTGCTCAGCAACCTTATAGATGGTTCTGATGACTTCGCGGTTGATCTCAGCAAGAATCTCTGTGGAGAGAATGTTTGCGAGTTCCGCTTCAGCGTTCAGACCATGGATTGCCTTAAGGTCTTGTGCAAGCTCAAGGCTGTATTCTGCCTTCAGTGCTCTTGACTTGGCTTCAACAAGAACTTTCTCGATAGAGAATGCCATCTCGTTGAACTGATTGCCCGTGCCATTGCCCAGGTTCTCAGCATCACCAGTCTTCATGCCCTGACCGACATTATAGCCAGTAGAGTTAGCGGTGCCAACGGGGTTCAGGAGACCAGGGTTAGAACCAGACTGGCTGGTAGTACCCATACCTGCAACGCCATCAGAGAATCCGCTTGCCTCGTCAAGACCATCGCCCTGACCAGAGAATGCAGTGTCTGCTTCGTTGAATAGTGCTTCGCTTCCGCTCTGATTGGTGTAGCGGGAGCGCATTGCAAAGATGAGTCCAGTAGGACCACTCATTGGTTGTACGCCTGCAAGGTCGTATGCGACCAGGTTAGGCATTGCGCGTCTGATCAAAGAGATCAGAACGGGATCGAAACCAGCAACAGGACCACCTGCTGCAGCGTCTGCGCCGAACGCACCACCAGCACCAGCAGCATTACCTGCGTTGGTTGGTGTTTCGCTCAGGATTCCGCCTTGGAATGCTTGTTGTTCACGGAGGAACTTTTCTTGGTTTTCTAACAGGACTGCGGTTACTGCTCTTCTGTGGTTATCCTTGATAGGATCAATACCATCATAATCGAGAAGTGGACTCCACTTTTCCTGCAGATGCTCTGATTGGAACATTTGCTTTACCTTAGTTTAGTTTTGTTTGATTAATAATAAAGATTTCACTTTTTGCTAACAGCACCCAGTGTCCTGAGATAGTTGTTCATGTAGTCAGGTACATTACCTGCTGCATCAATATCAACTTCTTCAGACAGATTTTCGGTCTGAGCTTTAGGAGCTTTCTTTGCTGAGAAGTATGACTCCTTCAGCATCTCCAGTTTTTCACGATATGTTTTTGCACTTTCAAACTCAACACTTTCGGTAAGTGAAGCGAGCTTCTCTTTTTGGCTGAGGGCAAGACCTTCAGTTACTTCATCAAAGATACCATCTGCAACCGACTCAGAAAGACGGGAGTTAAGAACGATATTCTTTTCGATCTGCTCGTTGAGTTTTGTCTCCATTTCATCAAGTTTTTCTACCATGCTCTCTAGCACATCATATTTTTCTTCAGGGATTGATACATAATGTTCTTCAAAAAGACTCTTCATACCAGAGAGGAAGGATTCTGTCATTTCAGACTTAAGACCACTTTCAATGGCAAGTCTGTTTTCAGTAACCCACTCTTCGGATACGTACTCAAGATATGAATCTACTCTTTCTTCAAGAGCAGTTTTAATCTCGGTAACTTCTTCTACGAGTTTTTCCTCGTATGCTTTGTCATATGCAGCAGAGAGACCCTCTCTGATCACTTCGACTTTGGATCTCAGTGCTGCTTCAAAAATGGTGCGTGCTTTCTCTTGGAATTCTTCCGAAAGCTCTTCACCATCGAGGAGAGCGTTGACATCTTCAGAGACATCAAATTCCTCAATTTCTTCTGCCTCAGCGACAACTTCTTCTTCAGATGTTTCTTCTTCAGATACAACTTCCTCTTCCGTTGCTTCCTCTTCGGATACAACTTCTTCTGCCTCGGCGGTGATTTCCTCGTCCTCTTCGATTACCTCTTCAGAGTTGAGTTCTTCTTCCTCCTTCATACCCTTCATGGCATCAGCAGCTTTAGCTCCTTTGTTTACAACATCCTTAACTTGCTTAAGGGTTGCGCCAGGGGTTTTGAGTTTGGCAGACTCATCATCAGACTTATAATTGTCTGGAGTGGGACCTCCAAGATCTTCGTATGATCCAGATTCGCCTGCTACTGCACCAGGAGCAAGCTTTTGCATGGGATCAGCTGCCTTTGCACCAGCATTGACAGCGGTCTTGGATTGAGTTGTGCCTGCTTCCATTTCCTGTAAGTTAGTGTCACTAGACATTTGAGACTCTCCGATTAACCTTTAGTAATTTTAATCTATATTTATTTAGTATATTTTGTAGTTGTGACTATATATACTATAGTGAATTAAGAAAGTCATCAAAAAGGTTTAATTTTCTTTCTTCCAAGTTTCTTTGCACAACTGCTTCTTCAATTCTTTGCTTTGCTTGAAGTGCGAGTCTTTCGCGGAGAATACCTCCATCCCAAACCCACTCTTTGCCTTCCATAATTCCCTGAACAAATGCATCGGGTGCGGATGGATCTGCTACAATATCTGCAGCAGTTGCAAGCATAAAATCTTCTCCAACTTCTTTATAACCTGTCTTAGTATTATCTCTTAAAGACCCAATTCCACGAGAAGAAACGCCAAGTGTTACACCATCTTTGAGAAGTGCTTCTGCAATCTTACCCATTGGGGTATGCAAAATCTGCGCTTTACCAACAAAGTTATTACCTTGCTGCTTCAACTCAGTTATTTTATGAGATACTCTATCTAGGTTTACTGTTGGACCATCAGGATGACCCAGTTCTCCAAGTGCTCTGCCCTTGTCAACATAATCCTTAGAGTATCTTTTTACTTCTCTTTCCATAATTGAGAATGGGTACATTCTACCATTACGGTTTACCATTTCACTTTGAAGAAACACGCCTTTAATAAACATGTTCTTCTTACCATTTACGGTTTCGGTAAGAACCTCTACACTTTCAATCTCTTCTCTGATGAGTTTCATCTGCTCAGTAGTCGGTTATTTAGTTATTTATTAACATTTACTCTTCTGATTCTTCATACTCAGAGTCAAACATATTATTTGTAACCTCAGGTCGGATGTTTTGAATCTTATCGGAGGATTTGGCGTAAAGCAAATCTTTAATCTTATCAGAAACGTTCACTGAAGATTCATCACTGACAATCATATCTAGAAGTTCGTCCATTTTATAAACTGAAGATTGTTCAGTTATTTATGATAAATATCAATAAAGACTTTTTGATGAATCTTCCACATATTTACTATACTAATGTAACTAATAAAACTGAACGTAGAAGATACATGGAGAGTCAGTTCCAGACTCTTGGTTTGAAGTATACGAGAATACCAATGGAACCATTTCCAAAGGATGGGACTTTTTTTAAATGGTATTTGGATGACTTAGAAGGAACATACTCGGAAGATACTTCTCATTATATAAACATAGTCTCTGCAAGTCTATTGTTATTCTTCCAAGAATGGATTGATAACACTAATGATGAATTCATGATCTTGATGGAAGACGATTATGATTTGTCGCTTGTTAGTCGCTGGCACTTTGAATGGGGTGAATTAATTGAACGTCTTCCGATTGGGTGGGATTGTTTGCAGTTAGGATTCGAGACACCAGGGGTAATACCTTTTTATTTGCATCCCACAAAATCAGAATATTCTTTGGGTCCATGCTTATTAAACAGGGACTATATAAAAAAACTTCTTAGTCTGCATTACCCCAACGGTAAGTTTAAATTTGATTATAATATTGCCAATGCAATTTACATTGATAGAGATTCTGGTATTCATGATGGACTAAGATATAAAGGAACTTCTGGCGGTCCAGATTATTTTATCAATCAATCTGGTTGTGGTTATTCTCTACCACTAATACCGATGAATCCATACTTTACTGGTATTAGTCACATTGGAGTATTGGGGAAACGCTCTTGGGAACCAAAACTTAGTTTTGTAAAATGCTATGAAGCATATCATGAGTGGTGGTGGTATGATAGAGACAAGTTCACGCTTGACGAGTTTTTTACCTATAGTAAGAACACTGACGTTCTGATGGAGAGAGACATCTCCAGATGGGATGATAAATACTTTCACGACTTGGCTATAAATGAGAAACTTATACATGTTCCAACCGCAGTATGCGGTAGAAGTAAGAAATGAAGACACGTATTGGTTACCGTATAGTGTTGGATGTCTTTGGGCATATTGTATGCAATATGACGATGTAGCTAGTGGATTTTATTTAAAAGATTTAATATTTAAACGAGAAGACCCTGAAAAATTAGTTGCAAGACTAGAAGATCCCGTAGTCTGTGCGTTTAGTACATATATTTGGAACGAACAATATAATCTACATGTCGCAAAATTAATAAAAGAAAAGTATCCAGAATGCATCATTGAATTTGGTGGACCACAAGCGACAGAAAAACTTACAAAGTATGACTTTATTGACTGTATTATTGTATCTGAGGGAGAAGAAGCGTTTTTAGATCTACTCAGAAAAGTTATATCTATGGAACCATTTGAAAGGATATATCGGAAGAATCGAATTGAAGATATGGATTTTCAAAGTCCATATCAACTCGGTGTCTTTCGTAAAATAGTATCTGATAATCCAGATGTTTTATGGTCTATGACAGTAGAGACCAACAGAGGGTGCCCACATAGATGCACTTATTGTGACTGGGGTGGAATGACATATCAAAAGGTCAAGCACTTTGGATTAGAAAGAATTACGGATGATATAAACTGGGCAGCAAGAAACAATGTTGGATTTATATTTAATGCGGATGCAAATTTTGGAATGTTTAAAGAGAGAGACCTTGAAATTGCAAAACTCTTTCGTAGTGCAGCAGATCGTGGTAAACTAGAAGCAATTAATGTTCAATATTCAAAGAATTCTACTGAAGTCATCTTTGAAATTGCACAAATTCTTGGGGATATTAGTAGAGGTGTAACCTTGAGTGTTCAGAGTATGAATGAACCTACATTAAAATCGATCAAGAGAAAAAATATGAGTATCAATAAGATATCTGAGCAAATTGAGAAGAGTAAAAAATATGGAGTTAAAACGTATACTGAACTAATTCTTGGTTTACCAGAAGAAACTTTAGACTCTTGGAAAAATGGATTTGCCCAAATTCTTCAGTGTGGACAACATGATTCTATTGATGTTTGGTTCTGTCAAATGTTTGGTGATACTGATCTGAATAGTTCTTTGTCGAGGGAAGTCCATGGAATTAAGACTATCAAAGCAGAAGATTACATGTCCTTCAGTAAAGAAGATCATGATATTAAAGAAGTCATAGAATTGATTTCAGAGACCAATACTATGACTAATGATGAACTTATTGAAGCATACCTTTATGGATGGTTAATAATTCAATTTCATATTGCTGGATATACTCAACTAGTCGCAAAGCATTTTTATAAAAATTTAAATGTTGATTATAGAATATTCTATGATGCTTTGTTTGAGTTTATTAAAAAGGATACTGGGGTTATAGGTCAACATTACAAGGAGATTGAAAAATCCGTATCTCACTATATGAAAACTGGCAAAATTTTAGATCAAGGAAAGCATGGACATACTTTACATGCAGGAAGTTTTGCTTTTATGTTTAATAATAAAAAAGATATATTTGATATTTTGGATAAAGTTGCTACACTATTGATTCCAATTGATGATGATATTTTAAAACTTCAAAGAGCATTTATTTTTGATGAGGATGTTCAATATCCTTATTATATTGAATGTGAAGATGGCAAATATGAAGTAGATACTGAGTTCAAAGAGTTTGATAAAAATGACCCACACACAGTGTTTATCTTGCGGCGCAAAGGTTTATTGAAGAATCAACTGTGTAAGGTTTGAATGCTTCTAATGCTTCTTCCCATAAGATTCTCCTTTCATATTGAGTATTCATATCCATTAACGCAATAGTTAATGTAAATCTAGATTCCGATGATGGATTGTAAGAACTATGCAGAGGACCAACATTTACTAGACTACATGAACCAACTTCAACTTCATGTTCTAAATTTGCATATTGTTCTCTAGTTACTAAGACTTGACCATGATAATGATCGTCTGTTCTGTCACCAACATTATATTCACTTCTCTCAGGAATATCCATTGAGCAAACTTGCTCTGCACTGGTGCTTACTCTCATTACAGAATCTGAGGTCCACCATCTCATAGTGCTACCCTCACCACCAAATTGAAAAATTAATTTTGCCCAATCTGCATAGTAAACATTATCAGAATGTATTACTCCTTCATCTCCTGGTGGAGTATAAAAAAATTCTATCCAAGTAGACGTAAACCCCATGGTATTCAACCAGGGTTCTATTTTGTCATTGCCTAGTTCAGATAATTCAAATGTTTTATGAAATTCTGGCCATCGGAGACCATCAGTTTGATGCAAAGAAGTATCAATATTAGGGATGTATTCTCTAATATCTAAAAATCTATGATAATTGTTCATAATCAAACAATCTCAGGTGCTTCCGTGCTTCCTCCATCTTTAGCGCCATCAAGATCTGGTTCTTGAATTGGTGCTCCCAAATCATCTCCTCCAGATGCCATCGGTTCTCCAGTTACTGGATCAATAGGTGCATTTGGATCTGGAATGATACCTGCACTAATTTCTCGTTTAATTAATGAATCCTGTTCAATAATTTCTTCATCTGTTTGGCGGAGGATTTTACGTCGAACCCAATCTTGAGAATAATACTTGCCAATATATGGTTCTGCAGTTGCTGCAATATTCAGTCTTTCGGTAAGAAGTTCTGCATCTTTTAGTTCTGAGAAATGATTGTCATATAAGAAATCATATTGAATATGCTCAGACATGATCTCCCAATCTTCTGGAGATACAATATTCTTGAGAAGTAGTTGAGTTCTTAAGATATCATTAAACATGTTTGAAAATCTTTTTCTCAAACGACCAACAAATTTAGTAAATTTTAATTCATCTCTAAGAATTTCTGATGAGCGACCAAGATTGAATCCTTCTTGTCCACCTATTCTAGAAGATGGAACATTTAATGATCGATAAAGTTTTTCTTGGAAGTATTTGATATCTGATAGTTCACCAAGATTTTGGCCACCAGGTAGAGTTGTGATCTCAGTACCACGACCACCTTCACGACGAGGTAACCAGAAATCCTCAAGCATACTCATATGCTTTTTATCATCACGAATCTCACCAGTGCTAGAATCGTATACAAGTTTGTTACGATATCTCATCATAACATCACGCAGATATTGCTCTGCTTTCATTTTTGGCAAATTGCCAACATCAATGTAGAAAATTCTACGCTCTGGAGCTCGAGATAATCTATAGATAACAAGAGAGTCTTCAATCATACGAAGTTGATTGAGTGACTTAATTGCTTTATGTAAATATGAGAGAGTAAGATTTTTATTTCTATCAACAAGACCTGAAGTGCAGTATGCAACAGAGTCCTTAGACATCTTAATTCCATTTTGTGCAGAATTTTGTCCGCTATTGATAATTCCAGTCTGACTTGCTGATTGGTTATATACAAAATATTCTTGAATCTCTGGAAATCCAGTATCTTTTGGATCCTTCTCACCACTGGGCAAGTATCTAATATCTTCTTTTCTTTTTTTATTTGCTTGTCTAACGAAACGCATTTTTAATGCGTCAATATATCTCAGTTCTTGAATCCCTTCTGTAGGATTATCTATGTCAATTACTTTATGATAATAAAGTCTACCATCAACATACCAATTCCTGTATATCTCATGGCACTTTTTATCAAAGTCAAGCATGTCTAAAATGTACTTGAATTCTTCTCTAATTTTTTTCTTAAGACCATCGCTTACTTTTAAATTTGACAGTTCAATTTGAACAGGACTGTCATTAGAATCACTTACAATGGCTTCATTGACAATATCTTCAATCGCACCATCAACCTCTGGATGCAGTGCCATCTCTCTATATCTTTTTACAAGATCATATTCTGATCTATATACACCCTCAATATCAACATACGATCCAAAAAAACCACTAGTTAAATAATGATCAACCCCGTCCTCATTATTCTGAGGAACGGGGGAAACCACACCTTTCGGTTTATTTTCACCATCTTCAATAGAAAATCCAAATAACTTGGCAGCCATTATAATTAAAGTGTAAAAATGTTATTACTATTTATCAAGGTTATACAATAGGCGTTCCAGTCTGATCATTACCAGCTGCTGCCCAGTATTGTACTTGGAAGTCAACTGTAAACTCTTCGATAGTATCTCCACTCTCATACGAAAGATCGATTTGAGAGATGTTAGTTGGGAATATATCGTAGAATCTGTATGTTCTCAGTGGAAGATTTGATGTAGCATCAGTATTTTCTGTAGAGAACCTAGCAGCACCTCTACCTAACTGATGAACATATGCATCAACCATGTAGGATGATGGATTTGTAGCACCAGTTGCATTATCAAGTTTACTGATCTGATTCATCCACTGCTCAAAAGCAGTTCTAAGTTTGAAGTCTTCATCGTTGACTACAGTGACAGTCCATACATCAAATGTTCTGTCTCCTGCAACCTTCAGTACCCTTCCTCTGAAGGGCACTTCAATTTGTGCAACATTAGATGCTGGCAAAGCAGCACTCTTGCACATAAAGTTAAATGTATCATCATCCCATTCACCAACACTTGCAGGAAATGCTGGGATAGTAACTTCAAATAAATTTGGTCTTGCACCACCGCCTTGAAGCTTTGCTTTGAAGTCGGTGATAGTTCTAATAGCGCGTGCCATTGGGGTAATTCCTCCGTGTTTATTTAATCAGTTAGTAGATCAAACTCTACCAGCGACTTCTTCAAACGAGACACCAGTTCTCGTCGCAACAAACGTCAAGGTGACGTAGTTAATTGACTTAGCAGGCTTCAGGAAGATGTCTGCTCTGAACTCGTTGTTATCAATAATATCAGGTGTGTTATTGGTCTCGTCGCAAATTACAAGGTAGTCATAAATTCCGCGCTTAGATTGAATATCGCGCAGATAGGGTTCAACGATATTTACAAAGTTAGTTCTTGTAATCTGATCGTTGAACTCAAATAATTGAGCTTCTGCTGCTTTTTGCAGTGCCTGTTCTACTGTCAAGAATAGACGGCGAACATTGATCCTATCAAATGCTGATGCATATGATAATGCAGTTTTGTCACCAAATAGAATGATACCAGCACCACTTTGATTAATTACAGAGTTAATTCTATTTGAATAAAGACTATCTCTTTGAGTCTTATCTGGATTAAATGCAAGTTTAATTGCATTTTTAATAACACCTCTTTGCTGTCCTGCAGGTGAGAACCATGGGAAAGAAATTAAATTGGTGCGTGTCATCAAACCAGCAATATCTGGATTTGTTGGAATATAACGGAATAGATTGTTGAATCTATCATATGTATACTTATATCCACTATCAAATACAGCGTAAGAGCTGGATGCTAGAGGTCCGAAAAACTCAATCAAATTATTTGTTTGAGTTACTGGATTTGTTAAGTCAACAACGGACTGCCTATGCGGTCCAATTACTGCAACACAATCCTTTCTTCCATCAGCAATAGATATAAGTTTATTTGCTTTTGCTTGACTATCTCCTTGTGAGTCACAACCAGGACCCATAATTAAGTAATCAACCGCAATATCTTCTTTATTATTAAAGAGTTGATATGCTGTAACAATATCACCCAGTTCAGATTTGAGATTACCTTGAGCAGTGTAATTTAAACCTTTACCCAAATCAAAGGTATGTCTTCCGATAGAACTGAATATTGATCCATTAGCAGATCTATCCCAAACCATTTGCGATTGGACCGCAGGACTAGAGAAGTTGGTTGGATCAGATCCACCATTTGCTTCATAAAGGTTGGGATTCTGAGCATCTTGACTGAAGACAGTTGAACATGGGAAGATGTTGTGGAAGCTGTCATTCGCATTACTTGGGTTTGCACCCGCGTAGATATACTTGGAGAAGTTTGCCAGATAATTCTTATACCACATTTTTTGTGGGGAATTTACCTGTGATACTGTATCTGTTGCTTTAGATAAGAACAGATGCTTCTCTAGAATATTTCCTCTTACTCCTGTAAGTTTGCCAGAGTCGTCTACAACGACTACGTGCATCTCATCATTCTCACCACTTCTTTCTTCAACAAAACCAGATGTTCCTGGTTTGGGAGCAATAGTTCTCCAGTAAATTACAGAATTATCTAACTTGAGAGTTTGGGAGTTATACCAGTCATCAACACCATCTATAAGAAGTCTGGAGTTGCTAGACGTGATTGAAAGAACAACTTTATCGTCTCTGAGTTCAGATACTGTTAAACTAGCATTATCTGTTGGTGTAGTGCCACCAATAGAAGCACCTTCAATTGTAATTACTTCATTCAATTCATATGCAAGACCAGTATTGACTGCAGTTACTGTTCCAATACCACCACTAGAATCTCTGTAGAGATTGAACGAGATGCCAGATCCTACGGTACTTACGCCAGCGACAGAAAGATAAATTCCATTCGATGCTGAAGGAATTGTTGTGGATGTTGTAATTCCACTGGTTGCTGCAATAGCGCCTTGATTTATATCAAAACCACCAACAGCAGAACCACCAATAGATACTGTATCACCAACAGTGTATCCAATACCAGCATTTACAATAGAAATCTTAGATGCATCAACGTTGCCGTCAGTGCTATTTCTTGTGATATTGAAAGATGCTTGAGATCCTGTTCCTCCAGTAGTTCCACCGACTCCAGAATATGTTTGGTCTTGCTGACCATTTATTGGGGTAGATGTTGTTATACCAACGCTAGAGATTGAGTCAATTGGAGATGATACCTCTCCGTTTTGGTCAACGAACATTACTCTTTGACCATTTAGGAATGAAGAGTATGTGCTATTTGACGAATAGGTTTGTCTATCATGCCTACCAGGTTCAGTTCCTCCACTAGAAACTCTAGAGTGGATCTTAACAGTAACGGCACTAGTATTAATGGTTTCACCATCAATGACACCAGTTACAATTCCCTTTAAATATCCTTGGAATGCTTGCGTTGTACCAAGACCAGGAATTATTTGTCCTGAGATATCAACAGTAATACCATATCCTACGTTTACGCCAAGAGCAGAGATTGCTGTTGTTGCAAAACCAACCACTTGATCTGCAAAGTCGTCAATAATACAGACTTTTAGTCCATTAGACCAACTTCCAGGGTTCTTTGCTGCATAATACCAATCAGATGCTGCACTACTATAGTTACTATTGTAGTCATCAAAGTTTTTAATTTTGACATCCAGTTGAGCAGATGTACCAACACCAACGTTGGCATTTGAGATCAGATCTCCATCTGTACGGACAACCTTCAACACACCACCATAGGAGAGGTATGAAGAAGCACTCATCCAGTATTCATACTGGTTGTCTTCTGTTTTCGGTAATCCGAAATTGTTGATTAGTTCTTGCTCTGTGGATACCGTAATTGGTTCGTTGACGGGTCCAATCTCAAAAGGACCTGCAATAGCTCCAATATTATCAAGAACGTTCTCAGCTCTCCCTACCGTTAAATCAACCTCTCTAGTTAATACACCAGGAGATAATTGAGGAGTCGCCATGGATTCTGTCTCCTTGTAAGTCTCAGTTTATCTGAAAATATTTATTAAAAAGGGCATTTACGCGGGGAATACTGACGTGATACTACCAATCTGGATAGTTCCAAGTGTTTGATTTCTTATTTACTCTCTTTTTAGTGCATACTTTACACTCATAAGAAAAAGATGATGGTGTAATACCTCTATCCTTTCTAGTTCTATAGTAACCCTCTATTAAATTTTTTCTCTCACCACAAATTCGACACTTCCTATCATGAAGTAATAAATGACCAAACTTTAACTGACCGTCTAAGTCCATTTGAATTGTAGATTAATTGTAATCCCACATATACGACATATCACCATAAGCATCAGTATGCCATCTATCCCCTGCAGAGTCTACAAAAGATGATTCTTCATTAACTCCATCAACAATAAAACCAAATGGTGACATATCCTGCTCTAATTGATTCTTCTGTTCTTCGTAAAGTCTTTTACGAACATCTTGATCCGTCAGCTCTTTAAAGTAATCTTGTTGAACTAACCAGGCATAGATAACGAGACACATTGCTAAGTCATCATTACATCCATCCTCTGCTTCAAATGAGTTATGCTTTTGAATAAATGTAGTAAGTTCAGCAATCACATCATAATCTTTGAAGATTAATTTATCCTCTTCAATTAGGGTCTTTAGATTTAGACATCCAACCTTTTTGACTGTTTTGGACATCTTGACACCAAGTTGTGTCTTTTTGCCAGAGAATCCTTGCCCAACAATTTGTCCTGCTCTACCTCTCATAGAACACATTAAAACATTCTCATATTCTAAATCAAAATTTAAGATTGCAGCAACTTGATCACCTACATCATTTACTTCACATAATACATACGCTTTATTATAATTATCTGCTACTTCTTTAATGATGCTTGGAAATAGCATCGGTTTGATTTCATTATTCTTATATTTGCATACTAATTGATGTGGAAATGATGTAATGTCAATGACAGTAAATGCAGAATAGTCTCCACCAACTCCTCTGGCAACGTCAACTGTAATTACATAATTGTTCTCAGTTTTTACATCAGTAAATACATCTAATCCTTGGTGTGTTATTGATGGTTGTTCATATACCATCGTTCTAAGTTTACTTGGTGCAATTAGAGTATCGACAGATCCAAGAAATTCGCATTCAAACTCAACTTTAAACTGTTGTTCTGATGTGTTTGCAATTGTTTGCCTTTTCCACTCGGCATCTCTTCCTGGTACATCACTCCAATGAACTTCTGTTGGAATATATTCGTTCTTACTACGTTCTGCGTCGTGCCAAATTTTATAAAAGTGATTCATACCGTGAGGTGTACTCACGATAATAACTTTAGTATTTTGACCTGAAGAAATTGTAGGATATACTGAACTAAAGAATTGGTCTGCTATATGATTTGCAACGAATGCAAACTCATCAAGGAAGATAATATTGTATGATCCACCACGAACTGCAGATGCAGATGTAGATGCTGCAATAATCTTCGACCCATTCTCCAATTCAAGAGATGCTTTGTTCCATGTCAATACTCCTTGCTGTAACCACTTAGGAAGGTTCTCGTATGCAGTTTGTAGACGATCAAGCAAATCTCTAGCAGTTGCTGCTTTGTTTGCAAGAATTGCAATATTTACATTATCATTAAAAAGTGCATAATGAAGAAGATAAGATACAACAATAGTTGACTTACCAGATTGTCTGGGAAGTTTACATACATTGAATCGATTATGATGGAATCGATCCAACATAACCTTTTGAAACTCATAGGGCTCAAAATTTTTCAGACCATAATCTAGGGTAACGATCTGTATATAATTTTCTGCAAAATATACTGGATCATCGATACATCGTGCAAATTCGAGAACTTGATCTTGCGAAAATTCTTGAGTTGTATTTGCTTTTTTTAGTAGTGGATTGCCAAGATAATGATCAACAGACATAATTTAGTCAATTAAATTTTCAAATTCCAGTTTCTGATGCACCAACTTGCGTACCAGTAATAGTTGCTGCACCTCTCAAACCTTGACCAGCAATTAAATGGATTAGAACTCCACTTGATGCAGGAACACTTATTGATCCAAGATCGGCATCGTCAGCAGCATTGCGAAGAGTGACATTAGACGCACTGGTAGCAGTGTTTGATACCCATACCGCAGTCGCTGACGTAAATTTGGTTGTACCCGTTGCCAGAGCAGTGGCATCTCCTAAAATCTTCATTTTTTTATACTTTTATTTGTATTTATGGTTGATATTATTTTTTCCTTTTTTTCTCTGTAGCAACATTAATTGCTTTACCTTTACGGTTTGGATTGCTATCCTGTTGATTCTTTCTTCTGAATGCACTATCCTCTTCTTTATCAGAGAGGTTGCGCTTCATTTTTGAAGAACCACATTTTGGTTTGGTTGTTTGACCTGGTTGTTTTGCACAGGGTTTTCCTGAAAATTTACCACCCAATTGAACCCAACCAGGCTTGCCATCACTAGAACGACTCTTGCCAAACCAGTCGCGCAAAGAACTATCACCACTTTTGTTAGACTCATTAATAAATTCCTCAAATGTTTTCATTAGTTGCAATTCCAACGACGTAATGCTTTGTTGATCTTAGAGTCTGGATCTCTTGCAGTTTTTGCAGAGGTTAGTCTCTTCTTCATACCTTTCATCCTGGAGCAGAATGAAGATCTGCGCTTAGCATCTTTAGATCCCTTCTTAATTTTAGAAGGTTTAGTAGTAACTGCGGTCTTAAGTTTAGAACCTGGATTCTCTCTCTTATAAGCATTTACTGTGCTTTGACTTAAACCATCAGTCTTATCTTTGCGATTGGCTTTTTGCCAATCTTCATCTACTTTCCCAGGCGGTCTTCCTCCTCAGATGCCATTTTATATCCAACTTTTGCTGCTTTTCCTGCAGTTTTTACCCCCTCACCAGCACCTTTAGCAACAGCACCTGCAACTTTGCCTGCTTTTTTGATAACTTTACCAGTCTCTTTTGCATTCTTCATTGCAGCATTATGACGCTCCATACCCTTCATAACTTGTCTGGCAATGGCGTCCAGTACAGGTCTCCTTTTAGGTTGTTGTTTTTTAGCAGTATCTACTGCTGCCTTTGTTTTTTCTGCAGATGGTTTTTTCTTTGATACTTCTTTAGCATCAATTTCTGCTTTTACTTGTGCATAGGATTTAGCACCTTTTTTAGCACGTCTTGCCGATCTCTCTTCAGTAAGGTATGCATCAGCAGAGAGACCTTCTACAAAACTTACAAATTGATCAAGACCCAGTTCCTCGATGAGTATATCTACACCATCACTATTGATATCTTCATTGAAGAAATATTCTGCGGCGATGTCTGCCAGCACTTCTTCCTTTTTAGTTTTGCTTCCCCAGTTCTTAGCACCCTTTTTACGACATTTAACTAAAGCACCAGATGCATATGCAGAAGGCCACACAGAATAACGAGACTTGACCTTATGGTAACAAGCGTCCTTTTCTCCTGCCCCCTCTTCTACTTCTTCAAGACCAGGACAACACTTTTTACCATGAACCCCACAGTCTGTTCCTTTTGCAGTTTGAGCACACTCGGTTTCTTCAAATCTTGCTTTGGCTTTTACTTTTTTACCATCGGGTCCAGGTACATACTCGCCAGTGTCAGAACTCTTCATATCACTGCTGTTTACAGTGCCATCAACATTTGAATCAACTCTCTTGACTGCCTTACTAGTAAGTTTCTTTAGATTCCCACCACCAATAGTGGTCTCATCTTTTGATTCCTTCTGTACTTTTAAAATTGGTGAATTGTGAGGAGAATACTCACTAGGTAAAGAAGTTCTTTGGAATTGAGTTACTCTACCGCCAGGATATACTTTTTCAATCTCTGTCTGAATTTCTGACTTCTTAGGCATTGTTGCCTGAGGAAAGAACATTTTGATCATCAGAGATCTACCTCTCCATATAACAACAACTGCCAACAAGTTACCATACTCTGCTGGAAGTCTCATTGCTTCGTCAACCTGTACTTCTTCCTTTGTTGCTCTAGCAGATTTGAAGTTACGAGCCATCTGCGTTGATGCTTTTTTCTGTGCCTTTGCTCTCTTAGAACCTGGTTCGGTCCTTTCAAGATCATCAGACTTTTGCATTGCACGACGACCAGGAGACATACGTGCTTTTTCATCAGGACTCAATACTCTTTTATTAGTAGGAGATGGGGACTGATACATTCCCTTGTAATCTTCTGTAGTCTTCTCTGCTGTTTTCTTAGCAGATTTTTTCACATACTTTTCTTTAGTAAAAGATTCTGGTTTACCACCATAAGAGGCTCTAACTGGTGCGGATCCCTTCACATAAGTTTCTGAGTTCTTATCATCTTCTTTGACACAGTTTGGATATCTCTTACCAAACATAGTCTTCATACCCTTTTTCTTATATCCCTTCCAGCACTTCTCAACAATATCTTCTGGTTTAATTAAGTCAACAACTTCCATAAACTTATTGCCAAAGGCATCTTCAATAGCAAGAGATTCTCCCATGCCACCACCACCATCTCCACTATCTCCGCCTTCTCCACCTTCTACTGGTTTGTCAATACCAACTTCTTCTGGTTCACGACCACCTCCAGAGAAACGTGCAGTTGTCTTTAAACCATCGGGTATTTTTTTACACTTCTTATCTGTGTAGCAATAATACATGCCTTTGCCACACTTCTCTTCACCAAGAATGATATCAACTAACTTTAATCCAGGTATAATTTCTTCTTGCTGACCTTGCCTCAATCTAGGAACATTCACTTTAGCAGCAGGAGTCATTTTGTTTTTAGCAACTTTTGCCTCATTCTCATTAGGAGATTTAGTCATGGCGCTAATCTTTCTCTGCTTGGTTGCAGCTTTATGAGCCTTAGGATTTATATCGAAACTAGCCATTTCCTAGAAAATACTTTTTTTCTATTTATCTTCTTGAATATTTTTAGTTTGTGCCTTAAGCATTTTAGATAACTCTGCCGTAGATCCAAAAAACATCGCATTATTTGTTACGTTTGTTGGACTTTTTTCATCAGCATCCAGATCCTTCAATTTCTTTTGCAAATCAATTAATTTATCTGTTGCATCTGCAACGTTTTTGATTAATTGTCCAACAACTTCATACTGTCTTGGTTGACCCCCATCTTGAGCAAGTTCCAACGCACAATCCAACGCCTCTTGTCCCTTCTCAATGATTGAATAGAGGTTACCTCTCGTATATTCATAATCTTTAGTTACGTCTTCAGATTCCGAAGGTTTTTTTAGTTCTTTCTTTTCTGGTTCTGGTTTTACAATTTCTGCTTCAACATCAAAAGTATTATTAAGATCATTAAATTTATCTTTCATTTTTAACCACCAAATCCAAAATTATCACCAGACTCAACATTATCATTATCTGCTTCAGTGATTGCAAAAATAGGAGCACCACCAACATGATCTACTGCTTTGGTTCTATATTGTCCTCTAGCAACTATGAGTTCATTATTATTTTTCTCTTTGATATAAATTGTTTCGTTATCAATAGTAATGTATGATTTTTCTGGTAAATTTGAAGCATCATTAACTATGAATAAACCTTCACCTGCAATAATATTATTGCTGAGATTTGTAACAACGTCATTATTATATGCCTTAGTTGCAATTGGTCTGGTGTATACCAGATCTCTTTTTGCGTCTGGACTGGGATCTCCACCAGCAACACCAATAGATACTCTGGTAATAATATCTCCTTTGTTGTCTGGTACTGGACCGAACAAATAAGTCTTTGCAGTAAATTTTAATGTATATAAAAGAACTCTTCTTGAAGAGTAATCACTTTCGTAATTATCGACAAATGATACTGAGTCTAAAGTAATTGGAATATCTCTTTTTTCCCCAATAGATTCTACCAAATCAATAGTAAGATTGAAGTTTGGTTGAAAGTATGGAAGTATTTGTTCTACAACCTGTAAAGCGTCATCATTTAATAATGTCATGATTGATAAATCAAATGACATATTATATGGAACTGGGTGAAACATTTTACGTATTTCACGCTTGTCTGATTTTAATGCTGTTGTAAATGCTTGAGTTCCTGCTAATTTTCTACCAGAATCATATGATACCCCAGAAAATTCAAAGGACATTCTAGGTAGACTTATTTGTATTGGTTTATTTAAATCTGGTTGTTGCTCTAATCTTGCTAAAAACTTTTGAGTTGGACCATATGCTAGAGGAACTTCAATGATCTCTCCACCATCTCTTTTAATTGTCATCCCATTAAAAAGAGTGCCAAATGCGATGACAGTTTTTCTAAAAATTTGATGGTAAAAATGATCAAACATGGTTTATCTCCTACGGATTACCAAATGGATTGGATTCACTAAAATCAAGAATCGCGTCTGCTTCTATTTCAATAGTATTGTTTTGTGCAAACCCATCTTCAGGAAGGTTAAATTTATTTAGGTCAATATTTGCATATGCAGCTCCACTTGACTGACCCGTGATTGATTCTCCAGTTACAAAAGAACCTGTTATATCCCCTAATTTGAGTATTTGTGTTAAAGTATTCCATGATTTAACTCTTGCTGTAGCACCACTTTGAGATCCTACAACATCTTCGTTTGTTAAATATGTTCCATACCCAACAGATTGTGTTGGTCCAGAAATAACTATCTCAGGAACACCATCATAATATCCTCCAGCATCATCAACAATTAATTCTGTCAATTCACCAAGGATATTAATTTTAGCTCTTAGTTTGGCGTCAATAGTGGTACTACCAATACCTGGTTTTACGACAGTTACTGTTGGTATATCAATATATCCACTACCACCACTTGTGATTGTTATAATTCCAACTGCAGCGTCTGATATATTTGCAACTGCATATGCTCCAGATCCTGTTTGAGAGTGGAAGGTAACTTTTGGTTTTACAGTATACCCTGCTCCAACATTTTCCATTTGTACTCTTTGAACCCTTCCATTGTCTGGACTTGGATCGCAAAGGTCTATAATTCCATAGAACATTGACGCAATACCAACTGCAGTTACACCACCATCGGGTGCGGATGTTATTGCAACTCTTGGTATCTCTTCATATCCATGCCCTCTTCTGGATACAATAATATTCCTTACTGCACCACTTGGAACAAGTGTTGTTACTGCTGTTGCAGTAGACCCAACACCAACCATATTGAATGTTTGAATATATCCAGCATCTACAGTATTATCATCTATTTCAGAGATGCCAGTATCTATCTCTTCATCGTTGTAAGCAAAAAGTTCTAATCTAAGTTCGTAAACATAATTCTTTTGCAATTGCCAAAAAGGTTTTTCATGCTCTACATATTTAATTTCAAACAATCTATCTCCAAGTGGGAAATAGATTAAATCGCCTTCTTTTGGTCTAGATGTTAATTTGGTTTTATCTATTACTGCTATCTGCTGTTCAATAACAGTCTCATATCTTTCTTTGGATATTATTATAGTAAGATCGTCAATTTCTTGAACTCCAAACTTAGATAAAAGTGTTCCTGCTCCACTAAAACCTTCGTAAGTATCTACATATGCTTCTAATGGAACTGCTGCTGTAAATTCTGATCTAGACACCTCTTCCATTACGGTCTTTTCATTTACATATACTCTTGGAATATAGTAAATTTCAACACCGAACATTTTTAGTTGCTCGTTAACTAAATCTTGAATTAAATTTTGCTCTCCAGAAGAACCATGGAGAAAGAATGGATTTAACGCCATAGTATTAACCGATCATATCTAAAGGTGGAAGTTCATATGTAGAAGACATCTTATCCATTAAAGAATTTAGTTCAGTAACACCATCATCATATATTTGCCTCCCATTTAATTCAGTTCCTCCAGGAAGTTTGACTCCTTGAAATTTAATTAGATTTTGACCCCATTGTTTCTTAAGTGAAGCAGTAACATACTTCTTAAGAAAAGAATCACTCCATACTCTAGGAGAGTCATTTGGATCTAGAAGTCTGTAACAGTCAATAATTAAGAATTGACCAGGAACTAAAGATCCCCAATCCATATCCATATAAAGTCTATCTTGTCTCTGATTAAATCTTATTTGTTTTTCTGTGGTTAATAAGAAGTCAATATCGGATAGATATCTTTTAACCATAGAATATGTTAAGAGTTCAGTAGAACCCCAAAAGTAAACATCATTTAAAAATAATTGATATTTAATATTAAACATACCACCCGAAATGCCACTAGATCCTTCAAAGGCAAATACTTTATTAATACCTAAAACTTGTGGTGGAACTTGAATAAAATTATTATTCTCGGTAAAGTCAAATGTTGTCTGAGTTCCTGCAATGTTAGTAGTGGCAGAAGTTGTTGCTATACCAACTCCACCTCGTGCCCTATCAATATCGGATTGTGTTATTTCATACTTCAAATATGTTTGTATCACTCCATCAAAATGGCGTTCATAAAAATATTGAAGTGAGTCATCAATAATATCATCAAGCTGCTCATCTGCAACATTAATCTCTAAGACAGGAGCACCCAACTGCCTTTTAGCATAATCTATTAGTCCTTGTCGAGATGCTGGTGTTGCCATTTTACAGACCCTTGTCTACTAGTTGTCTTAGAAGATCTTTAACTTCACTGATATCATCTTCAAGTTTGTTAAGTCTATCTTTTTCATCATTCTTTATCTTACGTAAAGTTTTATATTGATGAAATTCTGTTTGATTCTTATTGATAATTGCATTGGACATAGTATCCCTTACGAGATAACTATGCCCTTCAACTTTCAAATAACGAGGTTCATTTTCCATATTATGCTAATGCAATTACTCTAAGATCTTTGATTCTTGGTGGATATGCTTGATTTGTTGATGTACCAACTAATTTAATAGTAAAGTATTTAAACTCTGGCAAGTTATCCATCGTAAATTCATAATCTCGGTAGATCAAATCAGCACTATCAGCAGCAAGAACATCTGTTTTTGGAACTGCCTTGTCGGAAGAACCATCACACTTAGCAAAATCAATGATCTTGCCATTTACATCCAAGTTCTTATTGCCTGGGAATGGATAGTAGAGTGGATCTGGATCAGCAGTATTGCTGATAGAATAGAATGCTCTAACGTCTCCAAATGTATTTACATATCCCGAGAGGAAGATCTTTATCGAAGTAGCAGCATTTTCAAGTTCAACTGGTGTGTTGGCATAGATAAATGCTGTTGGATCTTCAGATAGTGATGCTGTTCTAGAATCATTTATATAATCTGCAATTGGTGCGTTAACTCTATTTGAGATAAGTACCATACCAACTCTATCAAGGTCAATAACTGGCGAGATGTTGGCGTTAGCAGAATTCAATGTAAACGTAAGTTCCATTGATTTATTGCCAGGTTGCGTAGAATTTTTAGCAACTTCATTGACTCTAGAAGCAATTATTCTAGGTTCGGGTAGATAAGTATCTTCTGCTAGATTAATTGGGGTGTCTTCTGTCTCTACGAATGAGACTTCATTACCATCAACACTGGTAGCAGTAATACCCCGAACAGATGCTTTAATATCTGTTCCTGGTAGAGACATTGTTTGAACAATTGGTCTCACTGCTTCATATTGAATGTTCTGGGTCGCGAAGATTTGTTCACCACCAGCAGACTTAGAAGAATTTGCATATAAGCATCCAAATCCAACTCCAGTGCTTCTATTGATTCCATTTGTGGAGGTATTAACTCTAATATGGTAACTGTCTAAAGTAATAGGTCTAGAACCCATTGCATCTGACAGAGTGTGATTAGTATTAATACGTCTCAAAGAGAAACCATCAATCTCATACTTGGAGATTTGGGAATTGACTGGGTATGTAAAGGAATTTGTATTATCAATACCTCTAGTAATACCAGTTAACTGACCCGCAGATACTCCTGTGTACGAAACAATTTCATCATCAATAATAGCGTAACCTGGGTTTGTAGAACCAACGGACACATTTTCAAAAGATTCAAATCCACTAGTACTTCCAACACTAATTCCTCCAGAATCAGAATTTGTATATTCTGCAGCAATCGTTGTTGACTTGCTGTCTGGTTTTACCCCACTAATACTTACAATATTAGTAGTAGCGTGCATACCATGGTTTTTATGATTAACCTTGATATGCAATCCATCTTCTCGTGGTGAAGATAATGCAAAATCGGAGATCGCAATATCTGCTCCACCAGTAGATACCATTGTGGTAATTCCTGTGGAAGGACTTACATATTGAAGTGGTTTTGAAACATTAACTTCAAATTCACCTTGAACATTGTCTAGAATTAGTTCATTTGCTCCTGTTATTTGTCCCAGAGACAGTTGTAGATTTCTTCCAAGTTGATCATTACCAATAGAAGTAACACTAAGCACATCACCAACTTGATAACCAGATCCACCAGAACTAATTGTTGCTGCAATAGCAACTCCATTTGTTCCTCCAACAGCGCCAATTGTAATATCAGCGGTAGCGTTTTTACCTCTTCCACTAAAGGATGTCAGTACAACATTTGAGAATGTAAACTGATTACCGTCAGATGGTGTGTAACCAATACCAGCATTAACAATTGACAAATCTCCAGTTGCAGATCCACCAACACCTACATAATCTCCACTAGCACTAGTTTCTTTTTGAACAATAGTATTGCCAAAAACAATTGCGCTTGTATTGATAATATCATTAGTGTCGATGATCAACTTCTTAGATTCAAACTCTAGAGAATCTTGAACGAGATTTGCAATTTGACTATTTCCTCTTCCCAATTCTGGGTTGAAGAAAGAAATCGTAGCAGTCTCTTCAAATTGTGCAGTATATAAGTTGAACTTAAGATCTTCATATTGACTTGGGTTCCAAGTAGATCCATTTTGAGATTTAAACAGAGAACCTAAATGTGGTTGTGCTGAAACAACAACTTGTCTTGACTCTGGTTGCAGTAATGTACTTACATCAACCTCACCCATTCTAGAAATCCAAGCAGTATACTGATTAGAATTTGATAGAAGAACGATTGCGTGCTCAGTTTCACCCGAGAGATAAACTGGAGCAGGGAAAACAACAGTAGTTGGCTCAGATGCATCAAAGGATTCGACAACATCTTTAGGATCGAGAATTACTTCACCGAACGGATAGATCTGTTCAGATGGTACACCTGCAATCATCGGTCTTAATTGAATGATAACAGGAAGTACAGGATCTTTTGTTCTAAAGAAAACTTCGATCTCTGTTACAAATTGTCCTGGATTCTCCGCTACACTGAAAGACTGTGCAAGGGGATCCTTACCTCTACGTCTGGGTGGACGCCTTGGGGGCGGTCTACGTGGGCGTGGGGGTGGTCTTCTGGGCGGTCTTCTGGGTGGACGCCTCGGTGGTGGGGATGGTCGTCGTCGCCCAAGCCAAACGAACGGCCGCCTTACACGTGCTCTGGGTGGACGCCTTGGAGGAGGAGACACTGGTGGTCTTGGTGGTGGTGGTGGTGGCGGTGGTGGCGGCGGTGGCGGTGGTAGCGGTGTTACTGATGTACTAGTACTAGATGCCGAGGTTGATGTGACACTAACATCTCTCGCAGGAATCGTTTCTTGAGTTGGGACTCTATCAAATCTTGCTTTTCTTGTTGATCTAATTGTTTCTTGAACATTATTCAGTGTTCCAGAAGCAAAGTAAGGTTCTGTGCCAGATGTGTCGGTAAGTCCAACAATTTGACTATTTGTGGCATTATTTGTAAGACGGAATACTTTAGTTCCAATTTCAAAAGATGGGTTTGATGGTCTGTTGGGATCAGGAATAAAGAAAGAACCCAAAATAGATCCAACTTGATCTGTAACTAATCTTACATTTGTTATTTCAGCTTCACCAGTATTGGTTCTCAGACGCATTCCCGTCCTAATCCATCCACGATAAAGTGATTGATTACTCTCTGCAAGAGATCTTGTGTCCAGGTTTAGAATAATTGAAGAACTTGAATACTGTGTGGGTATTGTATAGTTCTCATCATATGGACTTGTTGTAAATATGTCAGTTGGAGCACTAATCGGTCCATATTTATGATTAGAGTTTGCAACTCTAAATGAAATTGTTGGAATTGCAACGCCACTAGTTACACTACTTGGCATTCTACCTTGAACAATTTGACCAGAAGTGAACGATCCACTAATCATTCTAATCTCAATCAATTTTGGAATTATAAAACGATTTACATCTGTACCATCAAAGAATCCATATAATCTAGTTCTTGGTTTAAATCTTCTGCCAGTAAATTCAATATTACGTGATCGCATAAACGGAATCACGTCACTACTTACAACTCTATCTCCCTCATTAATTGTCTCAGTTGTCTCAGAGACTCTTAATCTACTACCTGCTCTGGTAGAGTTACCAGTTCTAGTAGTGGTTGTTGTAGTTGTTGTATTGAAGCTATTTGTGGTTACAATAGCTCTTCCAGTATTTCTAGAGGAGGATCCTGTCTGTACGGTTCTGCTGCTAGATGTAGCACTAGATCCAGTCCAAGTAGTTGCCCATGAACCCCAACGTATGGGTCCTAGACCAGTCTGGGCGTCATATCCTGAAGACTCAAGTTGAAGTCTAGTCTGAGTGTAATCGTCAACTTCAATTCTCTGTGGTGCCAATCTTACTTGATCAACCCAAATATCAGACGTTGGGAATAGTACAATATTACCAGTATATGTTACAACAAGATACGGAGTTACATTCTCAACTCTAGTTGCAAAGTTTTGTTGAATAGACAGTCTATCAATATAGTCTGTAGTAATAAGTTGACCTGTTCTTCTATAACCAGATCCAATAATATCAGTAACATCCGCAGTACTTGCACTATTTGCAGAAGTAGTACCAATACCAATAAGTGATCTAGATCCAATAAGCATGTCCACTTCTGTTGTGAAGTGAGTTGGTCTCATTTCAAAGTTAACTGGATCAATAGAATTGGTTACTTTAGTTGTCTTGAGTTGATTTCTTGTAGTAGTAAAATTATCTACAAAAATACCAGACTTAAATCTAGTCAATCCAGCATCATCTGCAATCTGAAGTGATTCAGTTTTAGATTCTAGAAGAGATAATGCTGTATAATACTCAAGAGTTTTAATTCTATCTTCAAGTAAAGAGATATCTTGCATTCGATATCTTTTATGAGATTTTAAAGATACTTCTAGATTTTCTGCATTACAAACATATGGTGGAAGTGCAATCGTAGCAATTTCTAGACAATCTTCAATTGGAAGTGGTGGTAACGGATTTTCACTAGGAACACCTTTAATTAATTGAAATCCTCCATCTGGATTAAAATATATTTTATCAATTCTAGGTAAATAATAAGAATACGAAATTAATATTGACTCATCAGATGCTAAAATATTCTTTGCTGAGTTTGTACCATCAGAGAATGTTCTTGCTGCAAATTCAAATGGAGATACATTAGTCGAATTTGAATCAAATGGTCTAACTCTTGGTCTAATATCCAATACATCAGTAAGTTTTAATCCTTCCTTAAGTGTTGGAAGTTCACAGTAATCGAATTGATCATAAGAAGAAATAGTTGTAATGTCTCCTTCTGTAGAATCGGTATACTCTGCAGATTCAAAAACAACTCTTAAACTTCTTCTTGGATCTTTCGTTCCTGGTTTTCTAACTAAACGAGAATAGTCAAGAATAGTTTCTCTATGACCAGAATCTAAGTTATATCTAGAAAGAATGTTCTCATCACCATCATCAAGTTGTTGAATACTTGCAGTTATTCCAGAAGAACTTGTGATTACATCTTCATTATTTTCAAATTTTAAATCATTTAAGTATACAATATTTGCAACTTGAGAAGTACTTAATTCAACGTATATTGCAATAGCACCACTAGTCTGTCCAGTTATCTGTTCTCCAATAACAAAATCACTTACAGATCCAGTTGGTCCACTAAGATTAAACAGTGTTAATGAAGGAAGTTTTGCATCTGAATTGTCAGAAGATTCGTAGACACCATACACTTTAACTGCATCTGGTTCGAGGAGACAAATTTCCCTATCTTGAACTCTTAAACCATAACCATAATTACCATGAACCAATCCATCATCTAAAGTTGTTGAACCAATACCCGAAGATACTAATTTTGACTTATTGACAATAATTGAATTTGTAGTAATAGAATTTTTTACTTTATTTTTAATATTTGTCTTTTTGAGGGTTCCAATTAGTCTTGCTGGACCAAAGGTAGAAACTCCAAATATTCTAAGTTCTCTATTACCATTAGCGAATCGGAATTTGTCTTCTGTAAGTTCCTCAAATTCTCCATTTGAATTAATAAGAACATAACGTTCTTCGTCATATGGGAGGAATGTCTCATTATCACCTGCTTGAATACTATTTGTAGCATTTGCAGTTACAGTAACATCAAATTCTTTTTTAATTGTAATTTGAGCATCATCTAGATCAACAGAAGCTATGAAACTTTTTGGCAGAGGAGTGTATAAAGTATTGTCTGATGATGATTGGAACTTAGATCCGAGGATTGCAAAGTCTGAGGGACTAATACTTGCGGTTGGCAAACCGCCGTCATTAAGAAGTGATACTGTATTGATCCCAACAATAGCAATACTATCATTACTAGGAATATCTGTAATCCTCGCATATGACTTTACCTTAGTTCCAGATAATAAAGAATTTGTGTATTCTACCAGATCTCCAGGTTTTGCAACATTTATAAACTCTGCCCCTGTAGATGTTACTGTGGAAATGCCAGGTGCGGAACCTGATTTTGGGGTTATTGTTACTGATGGATATTCAATTTTTTTCGATTGCTTGATGTTAGCATTGAAAGTCTGTCCAGCACCAACAGAACTGTAAATTGACTTTGCATCAGCAATACTATAGGAAGTGACCGCAGCAGATATTCTGCCATCATCGATACCATTAAATACTAACTTCTCACCTTTTAAAAATATACCTTTAGTATTGTATGCCGTTACAATTCCAGTTGTAGTATCAAATCTTAAGTGTCCAGTTGCTCCACTAGACTTTCCTTGAATAAATGTTGGAACACTAAGAGTGGATGCTTGATTCAATACCATCTCAGTGTATGGTTGAATGTCATATAGTGAGATATCCCACTCATTAATATTAGGTGCTACACTAGAATATGAACCAGATTCTAAAGCATAGTCATATACTCTAGCAACACCAATTTCTTTACCAGAAACTATAGTTGAAGCGTCACCAATTCTGGCATCTCTTAGACTTATATTTGAAGTTGTACTAAATCCGAGTCTGGGTGCTCCAACAACTCTATTAAGAGTTAATGTTGGTCCAGTAAAATAATTTATTCCTTGTTCGGATAAAGATTTTGTCGATCTAGTCTTATTAAAATCTAGATAATGTACGGTTCCAGATTCTACTTCAAAACCACGAATAAATGCTTTACCTGGAGAAATTTTATAAGTTCCTAAATCATCACTAGGAATATTACTATTATAAGTTAATTGGTCTTTATTAAAGACTCCATTATTTCCTTTATTATCGTTTAAAGATTCTCTTGGGTGAATTGAGAATGGTTTTACATAGAAATTTCCAGATTGATCATAAGTTCTTCTAGCAAGTTCTTCTGCTAATTCATTATACTTAATTTTATCTTCAATATGTTGAACATTGCCATTTCTAATGACCATTAATTCAACAAAATTCTCATTCTTTCTAGAATCGAGATCTTTTTTTTCTAAAACTGCAGTAATTTTTAATCTATCAGCACCTGGTGCAGCATAATTGTTAAATCCTTTTGCATTATCTGTTAAAGATGGGTCTTGGCCAGAAGATATAAATTCTTCATATATTTCTAAACCTACCCTGTATGAAGGATTACTCTCATGAGCATCTAAAATCAGTGTTTGTCCAGGAACATTAACAAAGGTTCCTCTTAAGTAATAAACGCCATCAGATAAGAAAATAGCTGATCCAATAGATGTTGCATCTACTGATGCTGTTTTAGCAATTCCTTGACCTGCTTGAAGATTTATCTCTTGGCCAATAAAACTATCTTCTAAAAGAAGAACTTCGTCATCGTCAAATACTTGCTTTCCTTCAGCACCTGTGTTCGTGTAATTTACAAACAGAGTTACATAGTTTCTTTCTGATGCATCCCCTTCCACATAATAAAGAATTCTTGCGGTAACATTAGAGTTTGCACCTCTAATGTTGGTATTCAGTAGATCGTCTATAATACTGTAAATATTAATTCCAAGGTATTCTTCTTCAACTTCAACAGACAATAACTCATTGTTATAATTGATCTGTCCAGGAATTACCATGGAACCCTCTTTAAAGAGGTGTGTTCCAATTTGTTCTACTTGATCCTGTAATATTGACTGTAAAGACGTTAATTCTCTTGCCTGAACTGGTAGTCCAGGTTTAAATAGTACCTTATAATAGTTTTTATTTCGATCAAAGTCGTCAAAATAAGGAGATACGTTGAGATTAGTTTCTTGTGGCATAATCCTTTAAAATTGCAAAATAACTTTGATATCTTCTCTTTGATTTACCGACCTAAGAATGGAAGGTCTATTGTCAACATATATGATATTGCCAGTGTACTTTGAGACCTCTGGGTTCGCTACACCAGCAATAAATGTTTGACCCAAGTAGTATGTCTTATTATTTATGACGGTACTAATACCTGGATTTGTATCGGTTCCAAATCCCTCATCTATGTATAATTCTTTTGAACCACCAGTAATTTTGAGATCACCACCTGTGGTGGGTGATGATGTGAATAAGTTTAAATTCAGTCCAAACTCTGGATTTAATCTTTGAGTTCCATCAGTATTGAATCCAACTAAAGATCTATCTTGCCAGTAACGCAAAACACCAGTTTCTGCATCATATGTTACAACTCTACCCAAAGCAGTAGAACCAGTACCAATAGTTTGTTGAATAAAATCATTTGGTTCAAAAGATGTTGTTTTAAAATCGTCTTGATTCGGTGATAGACCTTTCAGAACAACACCATATAAAGCACTAACTCTATCGTCACTAATTAAAGTATTTGAAGAATATCCAAGAGGATCTTCAACTATACCTATTCTTGCAATATTGGTTCCAGTAACAAAGTCGGGGTTTTGGTCATTATTCTCAATTCTAGAATAGATCAAAACATTTGTTGATCCAAGTTCTTTATAGATATCTGCACCATGACCACCTTGAGGTGGAATAATGACATCAAATAATGGAGTAGTAGATCCTGTTGGCACACTACCACCAATTAAGTCAATACTTCCAAAAGTATACCCAGATCCACCATTAGATATAGTTACAGATTCTACTCTAGAATCATTATTAACAACAATTGTACATTCTGCTCCAGATCCGTCTCCACGAATTGGAACTCTAGAGTATGTGGTGTTTGGGGGACCAACAAGATAACCTCTATTAGTAATCGTTATTATTTTTAATTGTCCACTAGTGGTAGCGTTACTTCTAACACTTCTATAATCATTATTAGTTAACCAATCTACAGGAAGTGGAATAAAGTTGAGAGAATCAAATTTAATAACATCACTTGGACTAATAGTAAAAAGATATTTCCAAATGTAACCATCACCACTGGTTCCAGCTGCTCTAGGTTCTAAGTCTGTAAATTTTGGTTCGTCCAGTGAAGGTCTGCCACTTGGGTTTTCTGGATCTATACCATTATTCAAACAAATATAAACTCTAAACTCACTATTTACAATAAAATAGTTTGAAGCATATAAACTAGTTTTATTTGATGGTCTAGATAAATTATTCCTATTTACATCATGCCGATACATATCATAAATGGTAGCAGATGCCCATTCAACCTTTCTTACAACAGGTCTAACATCATCTGTCCCAATTTTTTTTAAGGCAATCATGTTATCCCAATATCCATTGTCATCGTCAAGACAATCTCTAGGGGATGGTGGTGCAGTATTCCAACTTGCCTGCACCTCAGTGGCATTGGGCAAACCAATAAAGGTATAGTAGGACTTATTGGGATCCCTAACCTTATCAATAAAGTTTCTGGCGTTATTGACCCTCAATACGTCAGTTATAATTGCAGCCATTTGATAGACAACCTTTTTCTATGTACTTATTTATCAGCTAATGTAACCAAGATATTTCAGAGGATTTTTTCTCCTTATAATTGGGTTTGTGGAAACACCCGCAAGAGAAGTTCCATGAACTGTTGGAAAAGATTTTTGCTTGACTCTGACTGGAAGTCCAAGTTTTCCAAAACTATATTCTCCGTAAAATGCAGTGGTAGCTAATCCAACAACATTGTTTGTACCAGCACTTTCAAAGGATACTACAACAGTAGTCACTGTTGTACCAAATCCTACCGTTGTTCCCAATCCATTTATTCCTGCTGGAACTACAGATTGCTTAGTATACCAATCAATACATTCAACAATCATGTCTGCATTAACTGTAGATATTCCTAATACCGTTCCATCTGCACTGAGAGATGTTTGTGCGGAACCAACAAAACTTGTACCAAGTATTGTAAATAAATCTCCTGTAGATATTCCTGTTAGGGGTATATTTAAAGATTTTCTCAATTCATTATCCATGGGTATGAATAGGTCTAAAGCAACGCCAAGACTTGTTCCAGCGCCTATAGTGGTAGTACCAACGCCAACAATCAACCCATAGTCACCTTGATATGTTACGAACAAACATTCTTCAGAACCTCTTTTTGGAGGAGCAACGAGTACTTCTGGTGCTTCGATAGATGCAACAGTAAATTTAATTGGAGATGATAATGCAAATCCTCTAGAAGAAGTTCCCAATCCAACATTGTCATAAGTATCTACGAATAGAGTATCTCCAACTTGATAGTTAGAACCTTGATCCTTAACAACTACTGAGGCAACAGCAAAGTTAAATGTATCAATTAAAATATCAGCAGTTGCTTGCCTACCAACTCCAGTTTCTGATTTTAGTCTGGCGTTTTCAAATTTATTCGTAAGAGAATCAATTTTAGGGAATCCACTTCCTTGCTGTGCAAGTGTCATGGAATTTAGAGGACCCTTAATATATCCTGTTCCTCCAATATTTACATTAATCTGTGTAATGGTTCCAGCAACTCCAATCTGAGCACCTGCTGTTGCACGAGTTCCTTCATATGGAATACCAATACTAATATCTGGAGCAGAAGTATATCCATAACCAATATTTTCGACTAAAACATTAGTAACTGAACCTGCGGACCCAATAACAGCTTTTGCAGTTCCAGGAGCAACAACGTCTTGCGAGAATATTTCAACAACAGTCTTTTCTTTTGTACCAATACCTTCATATGGATTATCAAAAAGTGGTCTAATACTGGTAAGATAAACAATTGATGTTCCTACTCCGATTGGACTAATTATATTTGCTGTTGGATTTATAACTGGTTCATAATATACTCTATCCTTACCAACAAATTCATTATCAATAAATTTGTCAACAGTCTGCTTGGTCCAAGTTAGTGGTCTCTCAAATAATTCGTCGAGTGTAACACCTTGACCTGCATAGTTATTAGTGATAACTTTATCAGCAGCTTTAATATCCATAACCAATCTAGGTTCCTCTGTGAAGGAAGTATTTTGGTTACTATAGAGTTGAACTTCGTCACCAACTTCAACACTAGGAAGAACTTCTACTGTTCTAACGTCAATAGATTCAGTTCCAGTGTACATAAAGATTTTTGCTTTATCACCTGTAGTACTAAATCCAGCAACTCCACCTTTTGGTGCTTCTGTAAATCTGATTGTGCTACCACCAGTGAATTGATAACCTTCTCCAGGAGTTTGCAGAATATCATTTACAAAAACTAGAAGATTTGATTCCAAATTGATACCAGAATTTGATCTTGCAAAGAATGATATACTTTCATTATTAACTGACAATGGAAATAATCTTCTCTGTCCATTAAAGAATGGATCAATTTTATCAAGAACAATAAATTCACCAACATTCCATCCAGAGAACTTTGAGTTGAACGTTCTTTCAATATTCAACTCAAACTGAACATAAGAACCGACCCCAACAAATTCATGCTGATATCTTTGACTTTCAACAGAAGGTCCAGCAAGTATAGTAATAGTATCCGAAGTATATGATGCAATTCCTACAGAATTTCCATATACTCTATCTTTAAATGGTCTTGGATATGCTTCTATTCTCTTATATCCATCTAAGGAGCACTTGAAAAGAAGTGACTCATTAGCAAGTCTAATACTATTTGCAGTTGTTAGATTGTGAGTTCCAATAGTGAGAACAGAGAGACCTGATGCGGGATCATATGTTGCATCATGAACTGGATACTTAACAAGAGTACTAATACCAACAAATAAAGTGATTGTATTTGTTGTAGTAGTCGTAATGCCAGTTACAATACCTGCAATTGGATCTGTTGGTTTTGGGTAATAAAGTATAGTTTGATTACCATCACTGCCACAAGTAAATGCAATCGTACTTGTTCCAATACCAACAGTGTTTGACGTTGTGTATGAGTGACCTGGAATAGTCAGAACAAGTTCTCCAGTAGAACCAGAATAAGTTGCTGTAGTTGGAGTAGTTGTTCCAATACCAGTTACATTTACGCTTCCTTCTTCTGCACCTACGAATGTATGTGGATAATCACCACCAGCAACAACAGGAAGAATTGCATTGGATGTTTTTGTAGTAAATGTTGGAATTCCAACTGTTCCACCAATAGAAACAGTTAGAGATTCTCCTGGTTGGTATCCGTAACCAAAATTATTTACTTCAAAACTAGATACTGTTGAATCTAAACCTGGAACTAAATCGACAGTTGCACCTGTTCCAAGACCAACAACTCCTTCCGAATATATCAAAGGTACATTATAATATCCTAGTGGTTCGTCGATTACTACATTAAAATCCTGCCTAAGTTCACCACATCTCTTATAAAAATGGGTATATGGAGAAGGTCCAGAATTTATGATGAATGAATAATCGTCAATAACTTTAATAATACTAGTTCCACTTGCCGCAGGATCTGATCCTGTCGGAGAATTGTTAACTTGTCTGGGAGCAATTATAATTTCCTCAACAATACCACCCGAGGTATAGAAGGATTCCGCTGTACTTACTCCTGCATTAATTTCAAATTCATTTACACTATTAATCTTAGTTACTTGTGTACCACAATAAATGGGATCTGTAGATCTTGGATGAGTTAAGATACCAACACCACCATCATAAGAACATGTAAATGCAAGTCCTGTTAGAGCAACATCAGTACCAACTTTTAGTTTATGTCCGAAAGTTAATAACCCACCATCCACATAAGTATGTGGAATAGTTGATATTCCAACATCAAATGTAAGAGTGTACCAGTTAGGTGCGGTTAATATGCTAAAGGTATCACCTAATGGTGAATTTTGCTGATTTCCTGGGAATATGTTGGTAGTAATTCCAGTCTGAACTACGCCACCCGATACGTATGCATGAGATATGGAAGATACCCCAACATTTACAGTAAATGAAGTTGTTGTTCCGACAGAATTGACATTAAAGAAGTATCCTTGCGATCCATCTGGGAATTTGGTTGTAGTAAGTCCTGCAGTGACCTGACCAGCATCATTTTCAATATATGTATGTGAAATAGTCGATATTCCAACATTTAATTCAAACTTGTCTGATGCAATTATGTTTGTTACTGTAAATGTATTACCTTGAGTACCATCTGGAAAGATTGTAGTTGTAATTCCAGACCCACCAGGGCAAGAGAATTGTAGATTATCAAGTCTAATATCACTACTAATTCCTATAATACCAGTAATGGGACTAGAAGTAGTAACTGTAGAAATGCCAGTAACATTGTCATACTGGAACTGTGTGATAGTAAATGTTTGACCATATCCCGTAGGACCTCCAACGTTACAGCTAAAGATGAGTTCTCTCATCTTAAAGTCGTCATTTATAGACAATTCGTGATTTGCATTAGTAAATACTGTTGCTAAACCAGTTATATTATCATATTGGAAGTCATATATTGAGTATGTATTGCCATATCCAACACAAGTAAGTGCCAACCCTGCAAGACTAAATCTTCTTCCGATAGCAGTCATCGGAACAATCTTCATTGGTTCTGCCGTAGTTAACGTAGCAATTCCACTAATATTGTCGTAAATAAAACTATCTACCGTGAACGTAGACACTCCAGTAGTAACTGTCATGATACCAGAAGTAGTATCATAAAGAGCATTTGTTACATCAACTGGTGGATAATAGTCGCATGTAAATGCTGCACCAACAACAACAACTTCATCTCCAAGACTCAAATTATGAGTCGTAGATGTAGTTACGGTAGTTATACCACTGATTGAACTGTAACCAATATTGCTTATCTCTCTAGGAGCATAGAATATCTTAGTGCTTGTGATTGCAACTCCAATAATGTGTCCGTCAGATACAGTTGCAATACCAATAGGATTAATATTGGTTCCTACAAGACTTCTGGTTTGTATTCCTACAGATACTGTTTGTAAACCAGAACGGTATCCAGATCCACTATTACCAATAGATATTGTATCAACTGTTCCGCTGGATGACATAAGAGCAGTTGCTCCTGCACCAACTAATGGTTGAATTCCATATCCATTTAATGATCCAACATCAACAATAACACCACCTTTGGGAATTTGATTGACATTAATATCACCAGTAGTTTCTGGATCATTTGAATTACCATTAAATCCAAGTAGTAATTGCCCGCCACCTGCTTCTAGTTTATAGTCACCTTCAATATTTGTAACAACATTACCAAGTCTCTGAGGTCCTTGGAATATATCATCAATCAATAGAATTGTATTTGAAGCAGTAAGATTATTGATATCATTACCATCATACTTTAGATAGAAGGAAGTATTGATACCATTGAATTGATTTGATATATCGTCATAAACATAATTATTATCATATGCATCGGTAAATACTGTTGTAAATCCTTGATTAAGTGCAGATCTGAGGAATATTCTTCCACTAAATCTAGAACTTGTAGTTAGACCCGTATAATCAATTTCATTTGCAGAAATCGCTGTTGTTCCAAATCCAACTGGCAACTCTCCCCAAGGTCCTTCACTAAAGTGAAGATCGTTTTGAACGATATTATAATTACCAATTTGTTTTGTTATAACAGTATTTGAAGAGTGAGATCCTGGTGTAGTACCCATCCACCCTCTTCTTACAGTCAATTCATTTGTTGACGCATCAACACCTGCAACTAATAGAACCTCATCTTCAATTCTTAAGAGATCGCCACCAAATATTGATGTAACTCCAACAACGTTTAATGACGTAGTTCCAATACCAACACTAGAAGACAATGCTATAGTGTAAGCAGTTCCAACCATTGGAGATTGAATTGTCCCATTGATTGTAACTAAAAGTCTATTATTTGGTTCGAGAGATCTGAATATGTGAGTTGAACCAATACCAACTCCAGTTAATCCGACACCGATGGGATTAAACAAGAGTGCATTTGTTGCGGAAATAGCAACTCTGACCTTTTGATTGTCCTGTTTAATTATTGTAATTCTAGAAGGAAGTAATGAAGTTGTTCCAATACCTGGTCCAAAATCTGTTGGAGTGATAGTAATAGAATTTGCTGGATCATTTCCTGGAGGAACATATTCGACAACCTCACCACTCACAAAAAAGTGATTATTGAGATTAATTGTACCTTCTCCAGGTGAGACTACCGCATTACTGGAACCGTCAAATTCTATCTGGAATACTGAGTCTCCTTTAGTAGATATTGGGAAATTTCTAGTTACTCCATTAAATTGATCACTAAAATCATCGATTGTCAATACTCTATTGCCAATAAATTCTTGGTATTGTGCTAAGAATGGTAGATTGAATAAAATTTCATTAGATACTAAATTGCCACCTACGTCAATAGTCTTTTCTCTACCAATATCAAAATCTTTTACTGTATTCAAATCTACAAGATTAGTAAGATCGGAGACTGACAATACT